ACAACCCCGATTCGCCAGACAAGGGGATTTGCGAGGTCATTTGCACGAAGCAGCGCCAGGGCGAAACGGGCATCACCGGACTGGTTTTCCACGGCGAGCGAACGCTTTTCGAGGATCTGGCCCACGGCCAAGGCTTCGGGCAGCGATCCGAACCCGACCGCCCACGAGGCCGCAGCCGTGGAATGGACTGAACAATTTTTTGCGAATTTCATGGATACCGTGGTGGTATCCGTTTATACTTACGGTATCGGTTTTTAGGTCCGAAATTGGCTAAAAATCTTTCATATGAACAAATAAAAAAAGGAACTGAGAATGAACACTAACGAGGCATCATTAGGTCGGAGTACTGTACAAACATACAGTAGTCGTGAAAAACGCGCGTTCGACGGCGTGCTTTTTTCGATGGAATGCACGGCTCGATGGCTGGAAAACGCATGCGATCAAATGCAGGCGGCCTCAGAAATTCGCCTGGCGATGGCGGAATTGAGGAATCGCATCGCGGATTGCGAAGTTATTGCCGACGCCGGTTCGGAATCTGGCCCACCAAATGGGGCGATGAGGAAAGACGCTGTAACGCGCGAGCAAGTCATCGAATGGGGCAAGCTGGCAGGGTTCGAAACGAGCCTTCAACGCGAACGCAACCTTGAGCGCCTTGGCGACTTCGCAATATTCGCCCGCATGGACTATGCGAAACGCGCCGCTCTCCCCGCCGAAAAGGTGGCAGCGGAGCCGATCTATCAGACGGGAAACGAGAACGGCCACGTGTGGCGCGATGTAACTCCGCTTGACTATGCGCGAGCGGATGCCCACAAACGCATCGTTTTTTCTGCCCTGCAGCCAGCACAGACACAGGTAGCGCTGACGCTGAGCCTCGATCAATTGGCAGCAGTGCGGGCAGCCGCGAATCTAGCGGAGTCGATGGGCAGCGTTGTTATCTCAACGGACCTTCGCTCGATCCTGACCGCTTCGCAACCAGCAAGCGGAGCCGACCATGACTGACGTGAAGGTCGGGCAGAAGTGGAAAGAGCGCGACAGCCGCTTTTCTCGGGCGGTCGTTGTCGTCGCACTGGATGGCGAACGGCAGAAGGTCTGCATTTCAAACTTCGATCCGATGACCGGCAAATTGCTCGGCCGCAAAACATGGGCGTCACGCGAACGCTTTAACGGAAAGCACGGCGGATACGAGTTGTTGGGAGATTCAGCGTGACTAAAACCATTCTCTCTGTCATCGGCGGAATCGTGCTCGCGCTCGCCGTGCTCGGCACATTCGGAATCGGCCACTTTCGCCTCTACTACGGCGCCCACCATCTTTCCTGCATGGCGGAGCAAGCATGACCACACGCGTATTCACTGCCGACTTAATTCGAAATCTGATGGCTGACGGCAAGCCGCGCACTGCTCAGGAAATATCCGAGGGCATTGGGCGCGAGTTATCGGTGGTCAACGAATACTTGCGCCGCGCGCGCGTGCCGGGCCGCGACCAGGAGTTCCGCGCAATCGACAACAACGGCTATCGCCGCGCTGTCCGGTACGTGATCGGCAAGGGCGAGAACGTCACGCTGCGACCGACGCCAGCGCCACGACCGAAGCTGACCGAAGCCGAGGTCGACGCAAAGTACCGCCGCGACAACCGCCGGTTCCCGAAAGTTGATCCGACGCTGCTGAACGCTGTCAACGCGATTGTTCGCATGGGGGTTGGGCAATGAAAAAAACTGAATGGTTCCCGGCCGAAAAAGCGCCGACCAAACTATGCAAGGACTGCAAGCACTACAACGACTTCTGGTATCTGTGCGAGCGCGGGCGTAAACAGATCGGCATCGATCCGATAGACGGCACTCCAACGTACACATACAAGACGCTGGAATCGGCGCGGGGGCAGCGCGATAGCATCATGCCATGGAACTGCGGCAAGAACGGCCGTCACTTTGAGCCGAAGGGGAAGTCATGATCACCGGACAAACCAGCCTGCTCGCATACTTATCTGTGCGCGACGACGGCACGGTCGCCAACCAGCAAGCCAAGATCCTCGCCCTGTTGCGCACGATCCCGGCGACGGCGTTATCCCGGCTCGACATTGCGAACCTGACCGGCATACGCCTGTCTAGCGTCTGCGCGAGAGTTGCCGAGCTGCGCGCCGAGGGCCACGTCATCGAGCCAGGGACGCAACGATGCCCGCACACAAATAAAACCGTCAAGGTAATCCAAGCCGCCCCCGATCTGCTTTCCGCCCCGCTCCACTGACCAAGGAACCGCTATGCAAGTATGCACCGCACACGAAAGCTCGCTTGGCCGGCTCACCCTTCGCACTCCTAAGCCGGAAGACGACAGTCGCGCGCCGATGTTTCGCTCGATGGACGCGGCATTGTCCTTCGCATACACCTGGCGCGCGCGGCCCGGCGTCAAGATCGGGCAGATTGGGGAATACACCGGACCTGACGGCGCCGCCCTGCTGCTATCGGTCCACGAGAAGAAAGCACAGGCGCAATACGTGCATGACGTCATTGAATCGCACCTCTCGCTCGATCAGCGCGCCCTGCTGGATGCCACCTATGGCGGAGAGCGCGGAGAGCGTCACGCGGGCGTTGAGCGGCTTGTATGCCTGCTCGAAGGAGCGCACCGCAATCGCACGATGGTTCGCATGCTCGTCGCGCGAGAGTTCGTGTTTGGGGAAAGCTATTGCTGGAGCCTGAATCGCATTGCGCGCGAGTGCGCCATCCACCCGCAGACAGTCGCGCGCGCTGCGGCCAAGGTGGCGCCAGCAATCGCGGATTTACGCAAGTCAGCGCACGAGAAGTTACGGCCAGCGTTCGAGCGCAGATCGTGGGTTCCGCGTGAGGCAGAAACGCAACAGTGATTCTCCGCTTGCGCTACGGATACTACTTTGGTATCGTTCAACTCATCGACACACCAACGCAGTATTCGTAGCCAAATAACAAGGACGGAATCATGCCACACGTACCGCAGTTAGTTTCCCGCACGCAAGCATACGGCAATTGGCTGTTCGACCGGGATCTCGAAGCAGCCGACAACGCAGCACTGGCCGCAGAAGATCGCCGCGAGCAGGTCGAGAGCGAGGTCACGTTCGACGACCTGATGGAACTGCTGGTCGAGCTGACCGGCCCGCAACGCGAGTCGTTCATGAGCGCTCTGGCGCGTGGCAACAAAGACGACCTGCATACGATTCACACGCTGCTGACCGATGCGAAGGAAGTCATCGTTAAGCGCCGCCTGGCTGGAGGTGAGTGATGAGCGATATTCAAATAACGAAAGGTCCGTGGGAAGTCTGCTTTGACCATCCCGACGAAGATACCCGAGCAAGTCTCGCATTCATTCGCCCGCGTGGGGAGGTGTATGGCGGCGAAGAAATAGCGGACATATTTTGTTGCGGAGGCGATACAGAGCGCGAAGCAAATGCAAGGCTGATAGCCGCGGCTCCTGACCTGTACGCAGCACTCGAAGAAATCATCAACACGCCGTGGATCGGCGGTAAAGGCGGCTTCGTGCGTGCCCGCGCTGCTCTGGCTAAAGCAAGGGGCGAGCAATGAGCGAGATCAAGCATACGCCGGGGAAATGGTGGGCGTCAGGGCTTGAAGTTGGGACCGCGCCAATGATGGACGTCAAAATTGCGAGAGTGTCTGGTGCAAATTTTGATGAAGCGAAGGCCAACGCCCGCCTGATCGCCGCCGCGCCGGAACTGCTTGAGGCTCTGAAGGCCACCAATTCAGCCGCACATGAAGCGCTCATAGTCCTACGTGATGTATTGCGCGACGACGCAAGGTTCGACGACCTCATTCGTGCTCTCGATAACGCGACCGATGTGGGGTATGCCGCAATCGCCAAAGCAGAGGGCCAATCATGATTGGGATCAAAGACGGCGGCCCGGCATTTCCGGTTAGCACGCGCGAAGCGGGCGCGCCGAATGAGAGCGCATACGGGCATCAAGACGACTACGACACGTGGCAGTTTGGCGGCATGACACTGCGCGACTACTTCGCGGCTAAGGCGATGCAAGGCCTCATAGCGGCATCAGGGGATTCAAACGGTGTCGTCGATTACGCAGAAAACCCAATAGCTGACAGTGCCTATGCAATGGCCGACGCCATGATCCGGGCGAGAGGTGAATGATGCAAGTCAGCCCCGAAAAGATCATCGACGCAATTGACGCGCTGAAAGCTGCCGCCGACGCGCTGCACGCCAGCGCATCGCACGACATTGCCGCACGCTGCATCGAATCAGCCTCTGCCCTGCAAGCATCCGTACAGATCGCCGGCCAGACGCATCGCACGTTTCACGCGACAGGAGTGCATTGATGAGCGACATAGCAAACAAGCGCGACCTCGCGGCGGCCGTGCATGCTCTGGTTCATACCAATTCGCCTGACATTGATCAGATGCAAAGCGTCAGCAATGCACTTGCGCAAGTTTTTTCCGACATTCTCGGCATAGATGTGACGCTAATCATGCGCGTGGATCGCGCGCAGCTCGCGCAAGCGATGAACAAGGAGCCAGCATGACGCGCCCACGCTGGAAGCAATGGAAGCCTGAAGGATGGCGACTGTGCGATCACGGCTGCGCATTCTGTGGCCGCGACCCATACGAGTACGTCGACATTGGCGTTGGATACCAGGCTGTCGCGGTGAGCTGCTGTGACGAAGGCATAGCGCTATATCAGTACTACGACAAGACGCTGGGCCGCATCGCCAATCTGTTGACCGGCGACAAGCGGCGGGCAGCACGCGGGCGGCGCAGATGGGCGGCCTATCAGGAAACGGTCAACGAGCAAATGGAGCAACAATGAGCCTCGCATATAGAGCAATGATGTTTGCGCGTGAAGCGCACAAGGATCAGGTGCGCAAGTACACCGGCAACCCGTATGTCGACCATCTGGCCGAGGTGGCGGGCATCGTGGCGACGGTCGCGCTAGATACCGATCACGCGGTAGCCGTTGCGTGGCTGCACGATTGCATCGAAGATCAGGGCGTGTCTGCCGAAACCTTGCGCGAGCAGTTCGGCGAGATCGTGACGGCCGGCGTCATTCTGCTGTCTGACCTGGAAACGGGGAACCGCGCCGCGCGCAAGGCTGCGTCACGGGCCCGACTGGCTGCGGCGCCTGCTTGGATACAGACGATCAAGTGCGCCGACCTAATCAGCAACACGTCGAGCATCGTTATGCATGATCCGAAGTTCGCTGTCACCTATCTCGAAGAAAAGCGGCTTCTGTTGGACGCCATTACCAAGGCCGATCCGCGGCTGTGGCAGCTCGCTTGCTCACAGGCGGGCCAGCCATGAATCGCATCACGAAAGCAATGGTCGAGCGCGGCGGCTGGCGCTACTGCTGCGTGTGCCGAAAGTTAGGCCCGCGCGTGAAGGCCCATTGGCAGCACGAAGGCCGCGAGTATTGCGACGCGCACAAGCCAGACGCAAAGGCAGCGCTTCCAGGCGATCGACTGAGCGAAGCCGACTATCAGACGTGGATGCGCTTGTAGGCACCCGCGCATTTTTCTCGCAAAAAACACTTGCGCAACGGATACCGTTTTAGTATCCTTCATCTCAGCAGGACAAAACACAAACCAAAACCACGAACGGAACGAAATCACCATGAACACTGCATCGCAACTGAAGTCCGCGTTATTATTACGCTCCGCAGCGATTTTCCGCCCGCGTCAGGCCGACGTCGCGGAAAAAAATTTGCACGCGACGGATACCATAGTAGCTAGCGTATGCAAGGTCAACGACCTGTTTCTCGCTTTCTCTGCTGGCGCGTGCGCAATGGCTCTCGCCGTGATGATCGTACTTACTTTCTCCCGGAGCCCGGTATGCAACTGATCGCCAAGTCACTGAATGATCTGCGCCACGTCCAGACGAATGTGCGCCTCTCGCAAGCCGAGATTCTCGACGCCGAATTTGCAGCACTGCAAGCGCGCACGGAACAGCGCCAGCGTGCAGCAAAAGCCGATCTCGCTCGTCGCGGTGTTCAGCCCCGCGTAGCGATCGGCAGCGGCCATGTGCCCCACTACATCGCCCGCCATTTCTTGCATTGCAAGGTGAGCTAGATGGACGCGCCAGACGACGACGGCTGGCAGTGGCAAGCCGAATTGGAAGAACAGCAGCAAACTGAACTGAACGAGCGAACTGAACGCACAGGAGAAGCAAATGGCAACGGTGACTTTTGTTTTGGGTGTCAGCGGGACAGGAAAGAGCACTTCGATGCGCAATTTGGACCCGACGCAGACCCTTTTGATTCAGGCTTTGCGCAAGCCTTTGCCGTTCCGCGCTAAGGGCTGGTCGTATCTCTCGAAAGAGAACCCGGGCGGCAACATGATCGTCTGCGACTCGGCGAGCCATATCGTCAGCTACATGCAGCGCACCAAGCGCAAGGTAATCATCCTGGATGATTTCCAATACTGCATGAGCAATTCGTTCATGCGCCGAAGCAACGAACGCGGCTTCGACAAGTTCACCGACATCGCGCGCGACGTGTGGGACATCCTCATGGCCGCCGCCGCCCTGCCAGACGACGTGCGCGTGTACGTGATGAGTCACACCGACACGAACGACGCGGGAATAACTAAGCCGCGCACGATCGGCAGGCTGCTGGACGAGCGCATCTGCATTGAGGGCATGGTGACGATCGTGTTGCAAACGGTCGTGATCGACCGCCAGTACATGTTCATGACGCAGAACAACGGACAGACCGTCTGCAAGTCGCCAATGGGGATGTTTGACGGCGACGAGATCGAAAACGACCTCGCAGAGGTTGACCGACAGATCGTCGACTACTACACCGCGCAACCCGCTTAACCATCGCCCGGCGTCATCCGGCGCCGGATCGTTTCACCCACTGGCTACGGCCTAACACGAAGCAACTGGAGCACACATGTACGCACTCAATACTGAATCCGCACAAGCCGCACGCAAGGCCGAGCAACGCACCAGCTTTATCGACGAGAAAGGCAAGTACGTCGGCAAGTTCACGCGCGCAGAGGACATCACCGCTCGAAGCGGCACGCGCGGCATTGCCTTCACGTTCGAAACCGACGAAGGCCAGAAGGCTAACTTCTCCATCTACACCATCAAGTCTGACGGCGAGAAGCTGGGCGACTACGGAACGCTGATGGCGCTCATGACGTGCCTTGGTATCAAGGACATCAAGCCCGCTCAGGTTCAGTCGGTCGTGTGGGATAAGGACGCAGGCGGCAACGTCAACAAGACCCTCAGCCAGTTTCCGGGCCTGATGAACAAGCGTGTTGGCATTCTGCTCGCAATGGAAGAATACGAGAAGAAGGACCAGGGCGGCCGACCGACTGGCGAAACCGGCTGGAGCGTGCGCCTCAACGCAGTGTTCCAAGCCGACACGGAACTGACGGCCTCCGAGATTCTGGACCGCAAGACGACGCCGCTGAAGCTGCCGCAGCTGGTCGCAGCGCTGAAGGATCGCCCGCTGAAGAAGTCCACGGCATCGAATAGCGGCGGCCATATCAAAGACGAGAACTTCGGCGGCTTTGAAACGATGCCAGACGAAATTCCCTTCTGAGCGCACTAAACCGCGTCGCCGGCCCGCGCCGGCGTCAGCCAGGAGACCTCACATGCAAGAGTTCACAGACTGGTTTGACAAGAGCATAAAGCCGCGGCACATCGGCGTGTACGAAGTGCGCCGCAAGCCGAACGGCAAGACCATCTTTCGCCTGTTCAGTTACTGGACCGGCAATCGTTGGTCATACACGGCGCAGACGCCACACGGCGCCGAGTCGTGCAAGCACCGGCCAAGCAGTGAAGCAGAGCGCCATGGCGGCTTCGAATGGCGCGGGCTTCGACGCAAAAAAATTTAACCGCTACGGATACCGTCATGGTATCTTTACATACATAGCGATACCGCCGAGACAAACATCAAAAGGAACCGAAATGAACGCGCCACTGTACCAGTTGACCGGCGAGCTGCTGGCAATCCGAAACGACCTGATGGATGCAGGATTCGACGATACGACCATCGAGGACACCCTTGAAGGCTGCGCCGAGGACTTCGACAAGAAGGCTGTCGGCTGCGCCCTAATCTCGCGCGAGATTGCCGCTAACGCAAAGATGATGCGCGACGCAGCCGCAGAGATAGTCGAGCGCGCGCGCAAGTGGGAAGCTCGCGCCGAGCGCCTGGAGGGCTACCTGCAACAGAACATGAAGTCTGCGCAACGCCTGCGCATCGAAAACCCGCTGGTGACGATTGCCCTGCGCGAAGGCCGCGACAAGTCAGTCGAAGTTGTCGATGCAGACGCGGTGCCGCAGCAATACATGCGCGTCAAGACTGAGCCGAACAAGACCGAGATCAAGAAAGCGCTCGAAGCAGGCCAAGAGATCGCCGGCGCACGCCTGATCGTCAAGGATCGGCTCGAAATTCGCGTCTAACCGAGCGCGCCATGCACACCATGATCCGCATCAAGTTCGACGCCTACAGCGAATACGGCTCTGTGGATCATGGCTGCTGGTACATCCTGCGCACCGTTTCATTCGCGGCTATTCCATGGTGCTGACGCAAGCCGACTGTTTAGCGCGCTTCCTCGCCGCAGTGCGCGACGGGCGAAGCGGCCAGTTTGCGAAAGCCAGCGCAATTGTCGAGCGCGTGCGTCTGGCGGCCGGCGATGCGGCGGCCGAGCGGGCGAAAACGGAAATTTGGCGATACATCAAATCAGAGAAGCCAGCGTGAAAAATTGGATCAATAACTGTCATTTCGGCGACTGCCGCGACACGATGCGCTTAATGATCGCGGACGGCGTGAAGGTGCAGACGTGCGTTACATCGCCGCCTTACTATGGTCTGCGTGATTACGGGCACGACGGGCAGCTTGGCCTTGAGTCGACACCGGACGAGTATGTCGCCGCGATGGTAGACGTATTCCGCTGCGTTCGCGAACTGCTCGCCGACGACGGCACGCTCTGGCTGAACATCGGCGACAGCTATTGCAGCACGGACAAATGGGGCGGTGGCGGCAACGTCGGGAAAAACACCGTCGCGCCGGACGGATCTGTTCCGTCGTGGGCCGTTAGGCGCAAACGGCCGCACCTCGAGGGAATCAAGCCTAAAGATTTGATGGGGATTCCATGGATGCTCGCGTTCGCGCTGCGGACTGATGGATGGAACCTGCGATCGGAGGTTATCTGGTCGAAAGGAAATGCAATGCCGGAGAGCGTTACCGACCGACCTACCAGAAGTCACGAAACCATATTTTTGCTCGCGAAGTCGGAGCGCTATCACTATGACCACGAGGCCATCAAGGAGCCGTCTGTAAGCGATCACGCATCTGGCAACGGCTTTAAGCGTGATGCCCGACTCTCCTATCGGGACGAGAACGGAGCCCGCGGCAACGATGAGCAATGGAGCGACGTCGGCGGCTATCGAAACCGACGCACGGTATGGAACATCAACACGCAGCCATATAAGGGCGCGCACTTCGCGGTTTTCCCGACAGCACTCGTTGAGCCTTGTGTTCTAGCCGGAGCACGCGTTGGCGACATTGTGCTTGATCCATTCTTCGGGAGCGGTACGACTGGACAGGTGGCGTCATCACTAGGCCGCGGATTCATTGGCTGCGAACTGAATCGCGACTATGAGCCGCTACAGCGCGATCGTCTGCGCCAGCCCGGTCTGATGCTGGAGATCGCATGACAGACCATCCATTATCCGGCGTTGCGCAGTTCCTGACGCTCCCCCTTCCCCCATCGATAAATTGCTACTGGCGCAAGTCGCCGCGCGGAATGTATATCACCGCAGAAGGCAAAGACTTCCGCCAGCGTGTAGCCGAGATCGTCGCCGAGCGTAACGCGATCAAGTTCGGTGCCGCCCGTTTGTGCGTGGCGCTGCATGTGAGCATGCGCGATCGACGCATTGCCGATATTGACAACCGTGTGAAGGCGGCGCTCGATGCGCTGACGCATGCCGGCGTCTATGACGACGACAGCCAAATTGACGAGCTGCTGGTATGCCGCGGCGACATCGTCAAGGGCGGCCGGCTCGGCGTCATGGTGATGGGGGCGTGATGGATAAGCAATCGTTCCGCCTCGTGCACCCTACCGCCCGCCAGTTAGCGAGCCGCGCTTGCATTCAGGCACCAGACGGATTCATCGTCGAAATCAAGGCGCCGACGAAATCCAGCGATCAGCAAGCGAAGTATCACGCGATGTTTGCGGAAGTAGCCGCGCAGGTTCCGTTTATGGGCGCTATGCGCGACCTCGAAACATGGAAGCGCTTATTAGTCGACGCATTCGCGCGCATCAAAGCCGCCGAAGGCGATCCAGTTCAAGGCGTCGGCGCGATCATCCCCAATCTCGACGGAACCGGCTTCGTGCAGCTTGGCGTCCAAACGCGAAAGTTCAGCAAGCGCCACGCATCCGAGTTCATCGAATTCCTGTATGCCTGGGGCGCCGAGCACAACGTCAAGTGGAAAGATCCCGCGCCGGCAGGATTTGAGGAGCTGGCAGCATGAGCCGCGGAACAGTAATTCTCCTTTGCAATCTGACGCTCAACATGGCGCAGCCGTGGCTTGATGCAGGCTATCGCGTTGTCATGGTCGATCCGCAGCACGAGCGCACCGAAGATGATGGCCGCATCTTCCGCATCAAGGCCACCGTACTGGAGGCGATGCCGATCCTTCGCCACATATCGAGAACTGAGCGCGTCGTGTTCGGAGCAGCATTCCCGCCCTGCACCGACATGGCCGTCTCTGGCGCGCGCTGGTTTGAGCACAAGCGAACGATCGACCCGATGTTCCAGGCGAAAGCTGTCGCTATAGCGGAGCAATGCCGAACTGTGCTGGAAATGTTGGGCGTGCCCGGTCTATTGGAAAATCCTGTAAGTGTACTGTCGCGCGTGTTCGGAAGGGCTAAATACTCGTTCCACCCGCACCACTTCACGGCGTTTTGCAGGGACGACAACTACACGAAGAACACGCAGATCTGGCCTATTGGGGATTTCATCATGCCTGCGCCGTGCATTGACCCCACCCTTGGGGCGCCAGACGATCGAATTCACAAGGCGCCCCCGAGCGCCGAGCGCGGCAACATTCGCAGCGCGACGCCACGCGGATTCGCTTACGCAGTGTATGCCGCCAATGCGCCCCACCTGCGCGCGCAAAGGATCGCAGCATGACCGGCAAACTCAACCCCAACAGCGTGCGCCACGCCACGCGCAACAAGATCCTCGAACTGCTGGAGCAGGAATCGCTGACCGCCAAGGAACTCGAAGCGCTCGTCGGCATCGCCGAGACTGGCGTGCGTCGGCATCTGCGAATCTTGCGCGCCGAGACGCCGAAGCAGGTCTACATCTGCGACTGGCACCGCATGGTCGGCAAGAGCGGATTGTGGGGCGCGGTGTACCGGGCCGGCGACAAGCGCGACAAGCCGCAGCCGGATCTGGTCGATGCGCGCAAGCAGGCATCGGCTCGTCATTACCGCAAATACGCTGGCGTGTACAAGGCGCGTAGGACTGCTTGCGATGGCCGAGCGCATCCGTTCGCCGGATTGCTGGCGGGGGCGCGATGAAGCGATCGACTCCACTCAAGCCGAGCGCATTCAAGCGCAAGCCCGGCGGCTCGTTCAGCAGCTTTCGCAGCGCGACGAAGGAACTGGAGCGCAAGCCGAT